ACTCGCCAAAAGTCGCACTTCACAACGATGACCAAAAGCAACGTCCTGACAGTCAAGCATCCGACCGATATGACAGTCGTTGAACTGGAGAACTACATCAAACAACGCTTCGTTGAGTTGTATCAACGTGTCAATCGCCGATTCAATCAAGATGGTCGTATGACACAGGAACAACTCAACCACGAGTTGCGAGATGCTAAGGCAGCTCACGACGAGATCAAAGGAGACCCGATACAGGATCGCCTATTCACGACCTATCTCCAGATGGAGGAGCAGAAATGGCACGCTCAGCGACCAATGAGGAAGCGTTGGTCTCGTGACTATATGCGGGACCACATCGCAAAGGGAATCCCTGATAGGGACCTTGACCTCCTTGACTAACCACTACAACGATCCATCTTCTCCCTTATATACATTACCATACTCATCCTACCGGAACCCAACAACGAGTTGTTACAATGAGCCTCGTGGGGATTGAATATGAGCAGATCCCCTTGTTCTATATTCACAGACACATCATACTCAGGGAATATCAACTCACCACCACTATATGAACCACACCGCTTCACAGTAAAGCAGGTGAGTCCTTTTTTACAGTCCCCCTTATCCAAATGACAAGCAGTCCGAAAATCGTGATTCAATGTCACAGTGCTGAAATTTGTCCCAGGGATCAAATACTCATCAGGACTATTACTATACACTTCATACTGACTCAACCACTTGTCAGGGAAATACGAGTAATACATATCACTCATAGCCTCACATAGTGGGAATATACTATGATACGCATCCAAGTTCTTCTTTGTAAAGTGTGTCAATCTACAAGGATGTTGAGGTGACTTATCAAAACCACCCAGTGCAAACGATTGAACTGTATTTGATCGTGCTCGTTTTGATATACGTCCATCATTATACTTGAAGAATGAAGATGATGTCTCTTTTGTTAATGGTTCTCCTTTCTTATTCACCAATTCAACCGGATATGCGTTCCAATGTTCCTTACCTTTCTTCAATCCATCAATTGTCGTTTTACCTGCAGCATTACCACGATTAAATGACTCCATCTTTGATAGTTTCACTAACTTTTCATCAAAATCGTATAGATGATCATTTATTACATTCTTTTTTAAACAAAATATAATCTCATCAGTTTCTTTATCATATGCTTCAACATCGCAATTGTAGATGTTTGATGATGAATAAAATTCACCAATATTAACATTACACTTCTTAGATAAATATAATTCCATATTAATACTACAATGAAATAAATCTTAAATGATTAAAAAATCCATCCTTTCGGTTCTATCATAGTATCTATCTTGGATTCTACCGATTGGATTCTTTGAGTATTCAGATTATGCTTACATAAAATATTATTTACCGTCAGTTCTAACTTTGTTTGACGATCATTTACTTGATTCATCTTAGCAATGATCATTTCTTGATTTTGTAATATTTTATTTAATAGAACCATATTCGGAGGGACATTCTGTTGTTTCGGCATTTTAAATTTACCAAACATAAAATAATGATCATTCTTAAAATTATTTCTTAGGAGGATTCATTATATCTGCTAATACTTGAGAATTAGACATTCTAGTCTTTACTATTTTATAGATCACACAAGATCCATCATCTAAACGAGAATTTGTTCCATCAGCATCAGATATTGATGTAGTTATATTTTGAATTGTTCTTGGAATTGTATTTGTAAATACAGTATCTTCTCCACCATTATAGAAATCACCATATCCAGAGTTCTTAGGAACTACAGCAATCACAGGAAGTTTGCTTGTGCTTTCAGGACCGCCAATATATGAAGGAGATAATAAATCACTTTTTACCAAGTAAATAGGAGAAATCATTTTACGAGGAAGATTATCAGCAACTATACCAGTTGATGAACAACTTTGAACAATCGCAGGGAAATCTTGATATCCGAGTATTGTTGAAGATATTTGGAAGTCCTTGCCTGACTGTTCTTTATGATTTATATATTGAGGATAAGGAATCGCTTCAGGATTAACAACTGTTAAATCTTTCACTTTATCAAACTGAGCAAGATCAGTAGTTTGAACCAAAGCATTCGTTGTCGGAGTAGCACAACTTAATGCAATATTATTATATCTTACCAATCTATTATCTTCAGTTCTATGAAATTGTTCATAACTAAATCCTAATAATGTCCAAAGTGACTGTGCCCAGTTCTTTTCATCACATCCATACGATTCTATAAATATACCACTACGAGCATCCATTATACTATATGGAATTATATTCTTATCTAATACAACGAGAGCACCTAACTGGGTATGAACATATGGAGTAAAGTTTGGTGAATAATTTAATCTTGATAATCGTTTATTTATCTTATAACATATGACTTCCGCATCAGCAATTTGCTGAGAAGCGGATATTTGAGAAGAATCAGTTCCAACTGTCTCAGGTGTATGTAATCGTTTGAATACAAATCTTGACTGTTCGGGATCAAAATCTAAAACAGGATCATTCGCTCCAATATACACTTCATTCATCTCAGAATTTGTATCAAAAGACATCAATGTATATGAAGAAACGTAATCAGTCGCAGAGGCAGAGTTAGTAACAGGGAGTCCTTCTAAATCTTGACGATCTTGATATGTATGGAATCTAGTCCCATTAGTCTGACTACCATTAAACTCAGTTCCATACTTCCCACATAATCCATTATATAATGATAAAGAAGCAGTGCTAAAAGCATTAAAATGTTTATCAAATCCTATATTTCTAACTCCAGCAGGAATACTGACTCCTCCTCCTCCCCCAAACCACTCCTGTGGTATTCCGCCACGATATTCACCAAAAAAGAATCCGATTTTATATGAACCAGGAGTGCCAAGTCTTACTCCCCAACCATATCGTAAATACCGAAATCTATCAGGTGCTTGACCAAATCCTTCATTTATATCTTTACGATCTTTATTATAATCAAAAAACAAAGGAGCACACCAACTTTCATCAGAACCATTTTCTAATCCATAATTATCACTACCTAATTTTGATCTTGTAAATTTTAATGTAAATGTTGCTCCTGAGCCGGTGTTTGCTAAGGAAGACTGACTTAATGTTAATATCTTACCTGTGACATCTATATACTCAATATATGTTCTTAAAGATGTTCGGTCATTTGATGACGTAAAATCGGTAGGAAACTGACCGCCACTATTATCAACACTTAAGATCATTCCTGCTGATAATCCAGTTACTGAAGAAACTACGATCTGAGATGAACCTGCTCCTACAATTGCTGTTGAATGAACTTCAATCGCAGATATATCACTCAGATTCATATGAACAAATCGCGAATTATCTACTGACAGTGTAGATTCATTTTGAATTAAAGAAGCAGATGCAACTGACATATTACTGACTTTGAATAATTCAGGATATAATTCTTGAGTATCTACAAATCGTTTTACTGCTAATAAGTTTTCATCATTCCAATCTAATGATGTTTCTAATACATTATCATTATCTATTCTTAAAGGAAAGTTTGTCACAGAATTTACAAAAAATGATCCGTCTATTGTAAGTTGAGGATTTACACCAAATCCTTTTTCATCTAATTGTCTTCCAGTTTCTTGTATTTCAGGACGTTTATAACCAATCGTAGCATAACATGCTTGATAATAGTGTTCATACTCTCTATACTGATCTCTGTAATTAAAACGATATGTAAATCCCGTTCCGCCCTGTCCTTGATTTGAGACATCTACCTGTCTATTAAAAAAAACGTTAGTGATTCCTGCTCCTCCTGCTCCTCCTGCTAGTAATATAGGGACAATATCAATTATTTGAAGTCCTACTAAACTTACTCCACCAGGAGGGATTGTATTAAAAACACAAAACATACCTACTCTTAATTTCGCACCATCTGCAGCATCAACTGATATGAAATTAGCGTATGGGATGATCACGCCACCGATCGGAGCAATATTTGTCACAGCGACGGCAGAAGCGGATAAGACTATATCTGGATTTCCTCCACCACTTAAATAAACTTGTGCTATTTCTTCGCTATATCCATATCCAAAAGAACAAGGGAATGGTTCATTTGTTCTACTTTTTGCTGTAATGTCAAAATTTCTATTTTCTTTATCGGTGTGGTCTGTTGATACTTGTTGAAATGAATCTATTTCAGTAACATTATTAAATTGATCTGTAAATGATTGTGCAACATTCGCCGGTGAATTAAATCCCTGTTCAATATCATACGTATATGTTCGTTTATACCAATTATAATTAAATAAGGCAGGATCGCGATGTCCGACTAATGATGAATTATCTACCGTATTTCCAATATATTCTTTTACAAATAATGTATATCGTGATCCATCATTATTTATTCCAGTCGTAATTGTTTGTTCTTTATTATATTGTGATGCGTTCGGTAGTGTTCCATTATCAGGACCTCTATATGTTAGATTTTCAGAATAATCATTTATATAAACATACGGACTTGGACTTACAAGTCCATTATTGCCTTTTTGATATCCGTTCCATATCTCATAAGTTTCTCTGTAATTGACGTTATTGTTCCACGCGGATCTTCTAGGTAATGTGTAATAAAATTCTCCGTTTGTTGTTTTATAATATGAATGAGTTAAATGTATTTGATTATCATTTATCTTTTTTGTCACTTCTTTAGGAGTATAGGTATATAAAATATCTCCTAAAAATGATGCATTTGTAACTTTTGTTTTTACTGTATCACTCATATTAAATAATTGACCGCGATCTAAATTATCACGAGCATCTTGACCTTTGATTTCAATTGTTGATGCTTCATTACCTATTGCGGACATAAAAGCACTATGAACAGATATTTGATCACCAATATTTAATTTAATACCATCCCCAACATTATTTGTCCAATTAGCAGGATTACCTGCGTCAATCTTTGATAGAAACTCGGGACTTTGTTTCCGATTACATTCTATCAATATTGTATCAGTATATTCCGACATCCTATTATTGTAGTAATAGAATATATAAATTTAAAGTTAGAAAAAATGATTTAAATATTTACTAAGCGAAGAACGTTTCCATAACACCATCGCGAAGCGTTGCCATCTTCAAAAGTTCAACGTATGTTCTCATAGTGTATGAATCAGTTGCTCCGAGGCTAAGATTCTTAAGTTGAGAGTATGAGAAATAATATTCAATACCTCGCGAATTAATACGTTCCGAACGATTCAGATGGTATGCCTGTAAGAAAAACTTATTCGGTAATCCATCAACCGCACTATTCTGAGCACCACCTTCAAACTTACTGGTCGTAATAAGATCACCAGCATCAGAATATTCGTCACGAGTCACAAAAGGAACCATTCCCTCTGCCTGTGTGATCTGATAGAAATGACGGCAAGGATTGTCAATATCTACAGGATATAAAAACTGATTGTTGTATTTAATATTCGTTGTATTTACACCATTCGTATTCGTCGCAGAACCTGAAAGATAATCAGAAGTAGATCCAGCAGAATGATATAAATTTGTAAGAAGAACTTCTGGATCAGAGTAATCATTACTTAACAGAGCAACCACTTTTGAACAAACACGACCTGCAGCACCAATATTCATAATCTGTTGGGGAATTGGATCTTCATTTCCAGTCGTTCCTGATACACTTACAGTCCGCTTAGCGAGACGATAATCCACATACGAGAAAGTCATATCACGATTCGCGGAAGCATACTGTTCCATAATCTCTTGAGGGAAATACTGGTAATCAGCAATTAACTTCGTAGCAGTTAGATCAAACGAGAAGGCATCGGCGGATGGTGCTCCAAATACAGTTAATCGTCGCTTTGATGCCGGAGCAAATGTAAGTTCTACCGTTACTGGTTCTTTCATCATATAAAGAGGAAGTTGATTAGAATAAAGGAAGGGAAATAAATCAGCAAGTGCGATCTGATATTCAGGACCACCAAAACTAGCATTTGTGCTCTGATAAGGACGAACAAGTAAGTCTCCATTCGCACTTGGCACTGTTCCCGAAGCAGTCGCAGAAACATTCATTCCAGTATCCAGTCCTACTGAAGAAGCAGAAGTCTGAGACTGACCGCTGAGAGAAGCGTTGTCTCCGTCATTATACATTACTTTATGAGCAATCATACGACCACTTGTAACTTGTTCTCTTTGCTTCTGATGTTCATTAGACATAAAAGCAGACTTATACGCCATATAATGATTGAAATCATCAATTTCAGAAATAGTCTTCGTTCCAACAAGCAGACGGCATCGTTCAATTACAGAATGAATACCTACATTCGCAGGAGCAAACGCACGCTTCGCTGTTGGAGCAAATCGTAAAGTAATCTTTGAATGAGAATGTAGGATGCCTTTATTCTGAAACTGGAATCGGCAGAATGTATCAGTATTAATGACTGGGTCAAGAATATCAGTTTCAATATCAATCGCAGTATTACTTGGAATCGTTCCAATTCTTACAAGGTCGGGAATCTGTGTCTGCATGGCGGACGATGAAGGAGCAGCACTTCCTTCTGGTTGAGCAGTAGAGTTCATATTAGGTGTATCAGCGGTGTATGACATTTTATAATGTTATATTATTTTATTTATTTATCACAAATTTTTTTTTTAATAATTAGAAAAAGTTGTCAGTTTCTTCATTTGAGATGCACTAAATCCTGTTTTAGCATCTTCAAGATATAATGTTGATATAGCAGGATAATGATAATACTTGATCATCCCTTTCTTTTGTAATTTCTTCATTTCAACATCAATTGCTTTTTCTTTAGTATTGACTGGAATATTCTCAATGATCATTTTAGCAACGTTCCAAGTTGGTATATACATTCCGAAGCATCCGAGTATTACAAATCTATCTGTATCTATTTTGTTTTTACCAACGTTAGAAATGATCATTTCTTTCTTAAATTTAGAATCATCTTTTAATAATGGTGGTCTTATATCTCCTCCTATATATGTAAATTCTTCATATTCTTTTAATTCATCTAAACGATCAAAATCTATTACAGCATCATCTTCAATGATAAGTATTTGATTCAATTTATTTATCACAATATGTTCTAAACATTTTTTATGTGACATACTACAAGCAACAATATTTTGTTTTAACTTGGATGATATATTCCAATAAAACGAATATTTATCACAATCAGATTCTTTTACATCTTTAGCCAAGACTGCTGGGAACATTGTATATCTTTCATCATACTTATTTCTACGTTCAGGATAAGCATTTATTACGAAAACTTTCATTTATTATATTATTAAGAAAAAAAGATTAATCATATATTTAATTCAGGTAATCCCGAAAATTTGGTAGGAACTGGTTTCCTACCTTTTACTGCTAATTTAGGACCTTTCAATGAAGGCAGAGTCGGTTCAAGCAATGGTGTAAAAGCAGGAGAATCTACACTTAAATTAGAACTAACAGGTCTCCCAGTTGGAAGAAATCTTCGTGCTTGTGCATCCGCTATTCTTGTTTTACCTATATTTAATCTACCTTCTCTTGTATCGCGACCTTCTCTCATCGCTTCATCCATCACACTTGTAATATTATCTCTAAACTCTTGTTCTCTTACTGTAATCAATTGTTTCAATTGTTCTGTTGTCACGGTGTCCACATTAGTTCCTTTAGCATCGGATACATACTTATCATATTTTGAATCATAATCCATATCTTCAATATCATCAATATCTAATGCTCTTTCTAATTCATTTAATCTTAATAGTAATCCTTTTCTTGTAACAATGATAGATGCTCCTTCTGCTTCTTCTATCGCATCTTGAATATATGTCTGACCAGTTTCAGGATTAATCCAATTAGGATCCCATAATACTTCATCATCTGTATCACTATCAGGAAGATCTTCAACTAAATCATTGGGGAGCGTCATTCCTGCGTCCCTTTCTTCTATTGGTATTACAGGACCTTTATAGTCTTCTCTTACTTCACCTCGTGCCTGAGCTCGTATCTCTCGTGCCCTTTCAAATCGTGATGAAGGTAGTCCTCCACCTTCAGGCATCCAAGTAGATCCTCTCATAGTAGCATTTCTCACCAAATTTACCTGACCTGTAGAATACATTTTATTTTATAATAGATTATATTCTACAATGTATTAATTTATTTCATAATTTGGATTCCGTTCTGAGAGAACGCAAGAGTCTGTTTAGAATGAACAAATAGATATAATGCTTGAGGACTATCAGTATTAATACCAACATCCATATTGATCCCAAAGTTCTGAGTTCTAAAATCTACTCCGTTGCCTGAAATGACATCATATGCAACACCAATACCAAAGACAGAACCACCGTCAATACGAGTGTTCATTACACCAGCACTCGTCGCAGATACTTCCATCGTTTTAGGATTAGCAGTCGTCCTTGAAATGGCACTGAACTTCTGAACAGCATTCATATATTCCTGAACAATCTGAGAATCACCAGTGACATTCGTCGCAAGATCTTTCTGTATCGTATCAATATTGTATTCAATCGGAAACTTCTCACCACCTCGGAGGAAGAAAATTTGGTTAATATCCGCAGCAGTATTCCCAGAGTTCTGAGGATAATTATTAGACAAACCATTCGCTTGAATATTATTTATCATTTTAGCAGGAACCATATTACCAAATACACCAAGAACTCGCGATAAGCCAAGATTGAAATTAATAATCGCATTTGCAGAATTAAACGTCGTAAAGTAAGATGATATACTATTGAACTCATACGTCTGAGCAGGTGGAACTGCCTGATCAGCAACAACCGCCTCCGCAGTCAAATAGACATTACTCATTTCGTAAAAGCAATCATTCATATCAGTTGCTCCACCGTCCTGAGAGAATAGAACATTAGAATCAGGAGCAAGATGAACTTCAACAAGAAGACCACCCAGTCCGCCCTGACCATTCGGCATCAGTGGAATTGGAACACGTCCGTTGAAAAGACCACAGGGGAGGTGAATACAGAAAGCATTACCAGCGATTTCTCCTGGAAATTTAGTATTACCAGTAGGAATATCTACGACACCAATCTTATGTGCCTGATAGTTAGGACACGTTAGTGCCTGCTGTCCTAAATGACCAATACTATCCTCCGTAGATGATGTGACTGGAAGATAAGAAGTCATAAATCTATTGTAGTTCTTAATTTCTTCAATTACTTGATGTGTTGCCTGACTCTTAATAACTAACTGATCAATCACCGAAAACATGCCTAACTGTTCTGACATTCGGATATTTGAACCATTCTGAGGAACAGAATTACTATCAGTGTCATTACCACGAACGCGGAAATAACCACATAGACGAATAGATGATCCAATTAGGGACATATCTGCCTCGCCGATAATAAACTGAAGAACCGGTTGTCCATTGCGGTAAGAGATCTTACCTGTGCTCGTAACATTAGAAGGAGTGATCTGTAGATTCTTTCTCGTGCTCATTTTGTTTTATTGTATAGTTCTATATTTTATTTATTTATAAAATAATTTTAAAATTTTAGATTAGAAAAAATGATCATTATACTTCAATACTTATACTATCCCCTCGGACAACAATTCTCCTTAGATGACTTACGAAACAATTCCAAAGATGTGGTTTGGTCGGTTGTCCCGATGATTCAGTATATTCTACCTGTAAATTAAAGTCCTTGCCTCGGGCGTCATAGACACCATTCTGTAGTGAAAGAGCACGACCAATAAACCAATTCTTCTGATACGATAAGAATGATAGTGGTTCAATTCCTGCCATATACAGTGCCTTCTCCGCCTCAATCAACCACTGCTGATCCATTCCCTGATACTGACCAGATACATTCGCAATACGATTAACAGGAACCTTCCTTGAAGGATTGAGTTTTCCATCGTAAATAAACTGATAGTTAGACGCACGATCACAAATACCAGTCAATCCAGAACGAAGAGAATTATTAGAACCATTCGTCAAACAATCCGAAAGAATATTATTAACTGTATAAGTCCCCTTACCACGTAGTGAGTCTCTTGTAGAATAAACAGAAGCATCAACAGGAATTGCTAATACAGACTTACATCTTGAATTTTGAATCGGAAGACGAATATTTACTTGACGATCAGATGCGAGTTGAGAATACTTATAATTTGTAAAACTATCAAAATCATAATTCATAGCACCTCCCGACTTTAACATAGACATCATCTTGCTTGTATATCCATCCGGCATCGTAACCTGCTGAACAAGAAGTTCAACATTGTCAATAGAACAGGTCGGTTCAAACTGTGTCAGGCGTTCAGGACTAAATGAATACAACGCAAAATCAGGAGTTATACTCGCAGATAGACCAGTTAATGAACAACTATCAATCGTAACAGCAATCAGACCAGCACCATCCTGAATCGCTTTTCCGCCACTCGCACTTATAAAATCAAGACCTGTAATTTTACATCCATTCGCTGCATTTGCAGCACCGACATCTAGAGGAACTATATCAGTGTCAGTTGTAGGATTGTAGAAAGCAACTGACTCACCAACAACGAACGGGAACTGTTCAACAGAAGGATAATTATTGACATTACTTACAAAGAATACAGTTTGATTAGGAACTGTTCCAGCAGTCCCCCATACATCCGGTGCTGCCCAAGATCCATTCAGTGAATGGAAACGAGGATTTGACTGAATACTATTATCACGAACAACATTCGTTAATTGACGGAAGACATTGGTCTGTTCCTCAAGTAACAGTTCAATACGAAGACCTTCAGTAAGTTGAAGAGGGAATACTTTATCATTATTAAAGATCCCACCAGGGATCTTAATCAAACACTTTACCGTCTGATAATCAGTATTCGCTAAAGCAGTATCAGCACCGTTCGTTCCTGCAGCGGAAGCAGAGAAGTATGGATTTGCTTGATGATTACATCCAACCGTCTCTTCA